TAACAATGTATCAAAACGAACCAAAAATGAGTTCGAGGTATCGATAGGTCAGTTGATATTTCATTTGGAATTGGAACATAGATTTGCGATTAGAAGTGAATCCTACAACCGAGCAGAAATATACTCGAAACTATCGAGTATATTTCGTAACATAAGAGAAGAATATCTAAACGAAGAAGAAGACGATGGGCTGTAATTGCAAAGGAAAAAAACAAGTTATCAATAACCTTCACATACCGAGTTATGTCCAACTCGCAAAGGACTTCCTTACCTCTGTCTCAGGTATCCCTGTGGACTCATTAGAAGACCACCATTGGTCTGAAGGATATCACATATACAATCAGATATTCCCGAACTCGAAAGGTCAACCATCGAAAGAAGAATTGATTAAAATTATAAACAACGCATCCGAATATAAAAAAAGAAAATAATGGAAGAAAAAAGAAAACCAGGTAGACCACGTGTCGAAACCTACATGAACCCCGAATGGGCAAGTATCATCATCGAATCAGGAAGAGAAGGAAAACACATTACAGATTTTCTTATCAAACTTGGTATCAGTTGGGAAACTCACTATGAACTCATAAAAAGAAACAAGAGGTATTCTGAAACCATCAAAGAATATAACAAACTCTGTGAACAGTGGTGGTTTGATAAAGCACACCGCGCCATGTCATCAGACAGTTCCAACAAGTTCAATCAGAGATTGTGGTTACAGATTGTTAAGAATAAATTCAGAGACAATTGGTCCGATAAAAAGGAATTGGATATCACAACTCAAGGGGAAAAGATTAAGGAAGAGAACCCTGTTAAAATTGAAATCATAAGGAGAACAATTAATGGCACCGAAGAAGAACCTATCTAACGTCAGTATCAAAACAACCTTTGGAAAACGTAAGGGTGGTAAACCAAAGAAATACAGAGGACCAAAGGAATCAAATAAATCAAAATATCGGGGACAAGGTAGATGATAAATTAAATATGGCAACAATTCACGAACTTACAAACACAATAGATGTAGAAACGCCATTAGGTTATGGTAAAGCCATTGCTTGGATAGATTATGGAAGTCAGGTCAATACTGTATGGAAAGTTGTTTTGTATGAAAATGGTAATGTTAGAAACTTTTATGACGACGACATAAAAGTATATCCTAACAAAATGGACGGAGGAGAAATCAAATAATCAATAAATTAGTTTAAGGTAAATTATTATGAAACGAACAATAGCAAAGAACACACTATCATTCTCAACATCAAAGAGTATGAAGTATTTAAGAACCCCACCTGATATTTGGAAATTACTTACCGATGAGTTCAACTTTACTATTGATGCTTGTGCGAGTAATGAGAATCATTTATTACCACGATACTATACAAAGGATAATACTTGTTTGGATAAAGATTGGACGGGGGAAGTAGTATATCTACACCCTATGTTTGATATGTTTATCGGTAAGTTTGTTGAGAAGGCTTACAAAGAAAAAGCAACGATAGTGATGCTCATACCAGCATCAACACACACAAGATATTTCCACAAATACATTTATCATAATCCAAATTGTGAAGTGAGATTTTTAGAAAAACCGAACAAAGGATTTAGATTTGGGCACGATGACGGAACAGAAGATGACCCCAAAGCAATAGGATACATAAAACCACTAATGATAGTAATATTCAAAAACAACGAACTATGCCAAGAAGTAGAGTAAGGGGTGGAAGAAAAGCCCATAACAAAAGAATTAGAAAAAGAAATGAGGTAGTCCAACACATAGAATACCTCAAGCAAAAGATTTACGAAGAAGCGAAAGAACGCTACAATAAAGAACAACAAGAATTAAAAATGAAACTAAATGACTGATATAATCATACCTGATAATGAACTTCCACTTGAACCATTAGCCCCACGACCAGCGGGGAGACCAAAGGGTTCATACGCAAAGAAGATGACTGATGTTGAAAAAAGAACATTCATAAACAACGCTGCTCGTGAGATTCTTGAAAACCACTTATCCTATGGTGAGTTTGTGAAATGGGCGAAGGACACATCCAACTTATCCAAATCACAAGCAAACGAATATTGGGGTAGAGTATGGGTATTGCTAAAGAAAAAGTTTGAGTTAGAAAAAGACAAACTAATCTTGAAACATACACAGAAGTATTGGGACATATACGAACAAGCACTTATTCAAGGAGACCTAACAAACGGAAGACAAGCATTAAATGACCTTGCTAAACTACAAGGTCTAAATGAACCTGATAAAGTCCATATCACAGGGACATCAATAAAACTCAACTTCGGAGAACCGAGTGAATAAACAAATTACAGTTCAAGGTTTCAATCCAACAAAAAAACAGAAAGAGATTATTGAGGCTTGTTTATCCACAAGTATCAAATACATCATAGGTTGTTTTGGACGACAGGCGGGGAAATCATTTACTGCGATGAACTTACTTCTCAAGTGGATACTTGAAGATAATGGTTCGGTAGGAATGTGGGTGTCCCCTGTGTATTCACAAGCAAAAAAAGTATTCACCGAACTCACACAAACAATCGCAGGAACGGGACTTACAAAGTCAATCAACAAGAGCGAACTTACCATCATATTCATCAACGGGTCTGTTATGTATTTCAGGTCAGGTGAAAGGGAAGATACTTTGCGTGGATACACATTAGATTACCTTGTGATTGATGAAGCGGCATACATCAAAGATGAAGTATGGAATACAGTATTGAGACCAACAGTCCTTGTGAATGGTAAGAAGGTTTTATTCATATCAACGCCAAAAGGTAGGAACTGGTTTTACAATCTTGCGATGAGAGGTTATAGTGATGATTACCCACAATACAAAACATTTCACGCCACATCATTTGATACACCATACATTACCGAAGACGAACTTATTGAAGCAAAGATGTCTTTACCTGAAACGATTTACAAACAAGAGATACTGGCAGAGTTTATTGATGATGGGGGTGAAGTATTCTCAAACCTGAAAAATTGTTGTGTCTTACCGAACTATCCAAACTATGACGCAACAAAAAGATATTACGCAGGATTGGACTTTGGAAGACAGAATGACTATACAGTCCTGACTATTGTAAATGGTGATGGTGAGGTTGTGGATTTCTATAGGGAAAGACAGAAGAGTTGGGACATCATCATTAGTGAAGTTGTTGTTAAACTCAAAAAGTGGAGACCAGTATGTTTCGCAGAGGTCAATAGCATCGGTGATGTCCTATACGAACAAATAAAAAAACAATACCCCTCCGTTCAACCATTTATTACAAATAGTGATAGTAAGCAAAATATGATTGAGGATTTGATTATGGGTATGAATGAGAACAGATTGAAACTACCCTCACCAGAACTAAATACGGACTTATACAAGGAACTTTCTGTTTTTACATACGAATACTCACCCAAGACGAGAAAGATTAAATATGGAGCTCCTATTGCGTTTCACGATGACTGTGTAATATCTCTTGCTCTGTCCTATCATTCGTTCAAGAAAAAAGCAACTTATGGAACTTATGTTGTTAGGTAAGTTGTGAATAAAAAAAACAAAAAAGATATTTCTATATGATGACTTTTACATATAAAAAGAAACAATACGAACTTGAAGAACCTACAGTTGAAATGTGGTCTAAACTTGTGTTATTACAAGAGTGGACTGATGAGCGTGAGTTCGCTGTAAAGTTATTATCATTCACAACAGGACTTACCGAAGAAGAAATTGAGAATAGTGATTATTTGGAAGTAGTCAAAGTTGCTAATGAAATCTCCACTTTTCTTACTGAAAGTGGGGATAAGTTCTACAACGAGTTTGATTTCAACGATAAAAAGTATCGTTTTCTTGATTTACCGAATCTAACATTTGGTGAGTTCATAGACATAGATACATACCTATCCAAAGAACCCCACGAAAAGAAAAAAGAAATGCCACTAATGATGGCGATGTTATATCGTGAGGTAGATGAGAAAGGACAATATATTCCTTACAACTCAAAGGAATTACAAGCCAAGGCAGAAACATTCAAGCGGCTCCCCGTGCGTTATGTTCGTGGAGCCACCAATTTTTTTTTTCATTTAGACAAAACCTTACAAGGCAATTTCAAGGGCTCTTTCAGCCAAAAGTTGAAATTGATGGCGCAGATGATTTGGATACTCGTGAAGTTCGTTCCTTTGATTCTTTTTGGGGTTGGTTCGGTACTCTTGTTTCGCTGGCGAACGAAGATATTACGAAGATTGAAGAAATTACTAAATATCCGTTAGTATTTGTTCTAAACTATTTATCATATATGAAGGACATAAACGACATCAGGAGAAGAGAACAACAGAAGATACAAACTCAAATAAAACACAGATAATATGGCGAACGCAGTTGGATACTATAATTTCAAAAAGATAATGGACTTGCTCCGTCAATTAGCGGACTATCACGAACAAATACAATCGTGGGGATTCGGTGATATTGAGCAACTCATCTATCAAACAGAAATGAGATTGAAACAACAGAACACAGGCAATCAAGCCCCCTTCTATCCTGCTATGTGGGTTATACCTAATGGAGCAAAAACAGATGGTAAAGAAACCACTTATGATTTTAGCATTTTAATAATGGATATACAGAACGCTAAAAACTTTGATAATGAGTTAGACACTTATAGTGATACATTAGACATTCTCAAAGATGTAATCGCTCAACTCAAATACGCAACAGGAATGGAATGTTATTGTAATCTTGACCTTGACTATCCTATTGATATGACCCCATTTGGTGAAGCGTATGATGACTATGTAAATGGATGGACGGGGTCAATCAAGTTGAGAGTCCCTGACGCAATAAACAGATGTATCGCACCTTATGCGGCATTCCCACCTTGTGATAATAACGAAGATGGAGTTAGTGAATAACTATAAGTTTTATTCGTTTCAACAAATCCCTCAACCGAACTATAACGAGGCGATGAATGAACTTGCCGAAATGTTCCAACAAGCACTCAAGGATAATCTCGCAAAACCATATCCCTATGCGCCAGGTTATTTCGGTCAAAAACAAAAAACAGGA